CCATCAGTTGTATTCAGGTTCTGGTACTTAAGAGCAAGACCAGTAAACAAACCGTGCTGCGGATGGCTGATTTGATCACGGCCATCCAAGAAAAACAATTCCTCTAGCCATAACGTTCGAGCGGCCATCGCTTGCACGTCTTCCGCTCCAGGCTTAGCGGCGATCATCGGGTCAGGGCGTTTCATCGTTCAGCAGCTATAGAAAGAAGCGCCCAGCCCATAACGAGCAGGACGCCAGTTGCGATTCCAGCAATAAAACTCACCAAGGCACCCCAGAACCTTTCGTCGGAGTCTGTTTGGCTGCAAGTTTGGCGTCAAGCTTTTCCTGCACTGCAGTGACTGCATCGTCACCAAGCTTGGCTTGCACCCAACCCACACACTGCTCAGCCGTCACGAAGTCGTAGTCCGTCATCGTGTTGATGTTTGGAGCGTCCAGCTCAATGCTGAAGGTCTCGCTGACAGAAGCATCACCTTCAGTAGCGGTGACTTCATAGTGAGCCACTTCAATCACGCCTGACGACAGGACGCGATCAGTGCTGTAGACGTTCCAGGCGTAGTCAGTCATGGCGATGGTGGTGTCAGGTGCAATTTAATGGGTCTACCTCTAGTCTTCGCGGTACGCCATATACATGTATTTATGAGAATCTTTGCTAATAATGGCGTCATTTTTGTCGATCTTAAATACATCTGTACCGTATGTAAGACCGGAAGAACCAAGGCTAACAGTTGAAGTGTTAAATCTCCAAATAATGCTACGACTTCCTGAGTTAGTAAACCCAGGCATGCCGCTAGCCTTGTCAATAGCGTATGCCGCCTGTGTTGAATAACCAAACTGCGCAGCCGTACATTTGCCTAGAATAAATTGAGGCTTTTTGCTATCACCGAAACTCGGAACCTCAAATGGTCCTTGATCCTTGCCCCAGTATGTTCCGAACCTTACTGGATACCCAGGGTCATAAGAACCACCAAAAACGAATGCAACGTAGTCTTGATTATTTTCGTTGCTAAACGAATAAGTGCCGTCCAAGAAAAACGATGTGGTGTTTGGGCATTTTTGATCCCATATAATGTTGTTGCTTTGGGTGTTGTTGGTTACGTTACCCTCTGAAAATCCGTTGCTACCTTCTGACTCGATATACCAAGCCCAATTCCCGGAACTTTCTACATTTTTTACCCATACCATTCTAGGTGCAGCACCTAAACTATGGCTTACAGTGTTAGCGCTGCCGGAGCCAGTGTATGTAACTAAATCAAAAAATCCAGTGTGGCATTTCCATACCATAACTGCCCGGACATTACCATTACCGTTGAACGTTGAGTTAGAGCCAAGGGTAAATCCAGTGTTGGTAAATGTTAAAGAATTACTTTCAGTGCCAGGGGTACCCCCGTTGTTAAGGCGCAGTGCTTTGTTGTTACCAGTGGCCGTGGTAAAAACATAGTGATCGCTACCCGTTGGGTTTCTAATCCAAACCATTCCTCCATCACTAAGGAGGTCTAGGCCCAGGTTGAATGTTTGACTGGTGCCATTCCCTGTAAATTCAAAGCACGAAAAACAATCGTCGATGTCGAAGCTAGGCAGGCTTCCCCCTCCGAGGCTGTCTTTGATGTCGGACCCGGTTGCTTTGTAGGACGTGCCACTGCGCTCAACGAGCATCAGGTCAGTGTCTTGGAGTTCAGCCACGAGATTTTGAGCTTGGAGTTTGTGAGAAGTCCCGCTGCGTTCAACGAGAAAAAGGTCGGTGTTGTTTACGGTCATGGTAGCGCTGTAAGGGATGAAAGGTCAAAACCAGTGGCAGTAACCTTTCCGGTAACGGTTACGCCAGTGCTAGTGGTTTCAAGTTTTGTCGTGCCGTTGTGCTTGATCTGAACTGCTCCGGCACTTGTAGTTTCCAGCAGTGTATTGTCGGTATCAGCATTTCTCAAATACAGCTGATTTGCGTCGATATAGAGACTGCCAACCCCGTGCTCTTGAATAAAAGAATTACTGCCATCGTGATAAATCTGTAAGTCATCGCCTGCGCCAAAAAACAGTTTGTCGCTATCTTGCAAGCTGACACTATTGTGGAAGTTGACATCTCCTGCAATGTCAGCCCCTCCATCAACATCCAGGCTGTCGCATTGAAGCTCGCCTGTAATATCTACACCGTCTGATTTGGTTTCAAACTTTTTAGAGTTGTTGTAGTAAAGCTCTACGTTGTCATCAGCCCTGAATTTAGCGCAAGTTTCACCCGTGTATTTCTCAATGTCGAGGTGATTGCTACGGATTTTCAGTGTGCCTGTTCCAGCGTCATCAATATATGAGTGGCTTCCATCGTGATAAATCTGTAGGTCATCACCAGTGCCCAGCTTTAACTTGTCGTTGTCCTGCAGATCGACGTCGCCGTTAAATATGGCACTGCCATCCGCCCTGATTTCTGAAGTAACACTTGTTCCATACCAACCTTCCCATACATTTGAATTACTTGGATCTGCCGTACTGCTCGGTCTTGCAGCACGAACAGCTCCAAAACTTTCAAGCGATGCACCGGCGCCATCAACAGCTCGGGCAGTGCCTGTTTGTACGGTGCCACTAAACGTCGGGCTGGTGTCTGTGCTTGCCGCAGTCAGGCGGCCATCAGCATCAACAGTGAACGACGGCACACCGCTCTGGCTTGCGCCGTAAGTTGCTGCGGTAACAGCAGTGCTTGCCAGCTCACTTGACCCAACCGCTCCAGCTGCAATCTTCGCTGAGGTGACCGAATCTGTTGCCAAGTGGGCTGCGTCAATAGACCCGTCTACATAGTGTTCAGAGTTAATCGAGTTATCAGCAATTTTGCTTCCGTTTACGCAGTCAGCTGACAGGTGGACAGCATCAATAGACCCATCGGCAAGATGCTCAGAATCAATGGCGTCATCTGCGATCTTGGCTGATGTGACGGCATCGCCTGCAATCTTTGCAGTGGTGACAGAGCTGCTAGCCAAATGGGCTGCATCGACAGAACCGTCAACCAGGTGCTCTGAATCAATCGCATCATCAGCAATCTTTGTGCCGTTAACGCAATCGGCAGAAAGGTGCTCAGTATCAATCGACCCAGCCGCATAGTGCTCTGAGTTGATCGTGTCATCAGCGATCTTTGCGCCAGTGACAGCGTCTGCTGCTAGTTGTGCTGTATCGACCGCCAAGTTGGCGATCTTCGCTCCAGTCACAGACGTTGCTGCGAGCTTGGCAGTCGTTACCGCTCCGTCGTTGATCTTTGCTGTTTCAACTGCACTTGCGGCCAGGTGCTCAGTGTCAATCGCCCCATCAGCCACCTTTGCATTAGTGACTGCATCTGCGCCGAGTTTTGCAGTGGTTACAGACGCATCGCCAAGAGCGGTTGTGTCAACAGCACCAGCGCCAAGCTTGGCAGCAGTTACAGCGTCATCATTGATCTTTGCTGTAGTAACCGCTGAATCTGCAATATCGCCAGTCGCAATAGTTGCGTCGGCAATCATCGTGCTGGTGACGGTTCCCGTATCTCCCGTGCTGACGAGGGTGCCGGTCGAATCAGGCAGCGACAAAGTCCTGTCAGCCGTTGGGTCAACTACCGTCAACGTACTTTCGAAGTCGTTGGCAGTTGCACCCTCAAACTGAATCGTTCCGCCAGTTCCGATTGAAACCGTGCCAGTCAGGCTTGGGCTGGCTGCTGAGATTTTTTCAGAGTCAAGCTCTTCAATTGCAGACTGAACGTTGGTGGCCGAAATGTTGCCTGCGGCGGTAAATGCAACGTTGCTTGCTGTTTGCGCCGTAACCGTCGAAGAAACATCAATCTCGGTATATGCCGAGCCCGTAGACAGCAAGAAATCAGGAGGGTTTAGCGCAACTGTTGGTGCAGGGGATGTACCGGTGCCCGCCTCACTCACAACAACGTAGTACCCTTTATTGGCATCCGAAGCTGCAGGAAGGGCGCTGCCCACAACAAAGCTCAACGCCGTACCTTCGGAGGTGACAGTCGCCATCAAGTTGGTGCTGGCGTCATACGTTCCAGCAAGAACAATTTCACCGACGCTGATGCCAATCGGCTGCCAAACGTTTCCGTCCCATAAAAACAGATCTGAACTGATGCTGTTTAGGTGGAGCTGCCCGATGTAATTTCCGCCTGCAGGGGTTGTCTCTGCAATCGTTGCTGTAGAACGATCAGCAAGCTTGTCTGCTGTGACTGCATCGCTTGCAATACGCGCACTAGCAAAAGTTCCTGTTGTGACCTTGCTCGCATCTAGATCAGGAATATCAGCTGCAACCAGCGATTCCGTGCCAGTGATATGGCCTTCCGTGTCAAACGTGACCTTAGAAGCAGTACCAGCAGTAACCGAGTTGTCGTGATTAAGTTCACCCGCACCAGTGACCCCAAGGCCAGAGCCAGGTTTGATGACACCAACAGTGGTGGATGTGGCGTTTGGAACGTCAGCAGCAACAATCGCTCGACCGCCAGTAATCAGACCATTGGCGTCGTATTGAACGATGTGGTTTTCAGAAGTCTCTGCAGTGACGGTGTTATCAATAGCGATCGTGTCGCTAGACATCGTCAGGCCATTGCCGTTGACGATCACACCACCTTTTGCAGTAGTGGTTGCAGTCGGCAAGTCACCACCAGCAATAGCTCGATAGCTGACTGAACCGCCATCCCCAGTAGGACCAGCAAGAAACTGAGCAGCTGCAGTGGTGTCGTCCAGCGTTGCGCTGACAGTTACGGTGTCACCGCTCGTAGAAGCGACGATATTGACAATGCCTGTAGTGCTCCCACTAACAACGTTGATGGAGCCAGCAGCTTTGACGGAATCCCAAGACGATCCGTCCCAGACGTAAATCTTGTCGCTATCAGCCGTATTCAGCGCAACTTGTCCAATAAAATCGCCTGAAGCAGGCAAAGAGGAAACCAGCGATACGCTGGAGTTGTCGGCCAACTTGGCTGCGGTGACAGCCGAGTCATTGATTTTTGCAGTCTCAACCGCAGACGCTGCCAGCTCTGCAGTGTCAATCGCTCCAGCGGAAAATACGATCTTGGCGCTTGGGATCGTGCTGTTTGAAATCAGCGTGACTCCGTTGGCAATCAGATCACTGACCGTCAGCTTCTTAGTCTCACTAGCACTGTCGTCAACAACAGCAACCACATCAGCAGCGACCAGATCAGCCCCAGAAAGGGCGTTAAGGGCACTGATCTTTAGGTCAGCCATGAGACCCTATACATGAACCACGTTGGGCTCATCATAGAGCCGTCACAACTAGGGATCCAGCAGCAAAGCGTTGTCGGTTCCCTGCTCAAGGTAAATTTCATCCTCAGTCTCTTGCAGCACCTTGCTTTCAGTCTCAAGAGTCATGCGCAACTCGATCGATCCTGTAGTGATGAAATCGGCCTGCACCTGCACGCTGTTGTCTGGAGCAAATTGCACGGCGCAACCGGTCAACACACCAGTGAACTCATAGAAAACCTCGTCATTAGCGTTGGCAGCTACACCGCCAGGATTGTGAGTGGTGCGTTTGATGTAAAAACGAGCTTTAAATTGGCTGCCAACTCGCGTTCGTAACGACAGCTCAACCAAGTAGTTCGGCAGTTCTTGACTGGTGTTGCCGGTGTACTCCCAGAACGCAGACATCCGGCCAGAGCCAGACATCAACGTGCTAATCCTGTTGCGAAACTCGTCAGAAAGCGTTGTGGTGTCTACGGTCTCGCGCTCAGTGTTTAGCTCAAAGCCGTTGACTTGAGCCAACACCTTGTATTCAGCGTTTTCAACCTTCACCCTGATGGGCAGATCGTTTGCAGGCGTCGCAAGAGCGGTTGCGTTCGTCGTTCCACCATTCACCGCATGGGCAAACGAGTCGTAAAGCCTGATGCCGTCTAGCTCATCGACGTGAATAAACTTTTTGACGCTGGTCTTGGTGTAGCTGTCGATAAAATCAAGATCCGTTCCATCGGTGCTGGTGATCTCAATCTGATCGCCGCTCAGCAGCTGACCATGCTCAAAGTCAAAGCTAAACCGCTTTTGAGTTGCATTTACGTCTGACGGATTGATTGTGGAACGCAGCTCACTCCCGTCAAACTGCCGCTGCAGCTCTACTTGACCATAAGTGCCAAGGTAAACACTCATGAGATCGTGACCGTAGACAGTGCTCCGGTGCCCTGGAACGCAATCTCAGCTCGCACAATGTCACCAGTTGCCGCTCCAATCGAAGCACTGGTCACATAAGCCGTCAGCTTAATGTCGTTGTTATCCGTTCCATCAACCCAACGGAAGGTCAGCTCAACGGTGTCGGAGCTGCTAACGCCAGTTGTGCCGGTCTTGTAAAGCTTGTTCAGCAGATCGGTTGTGTTGATAGCGTTGTTGTCGTCCTTGTAATACAGCAACGTCGCGCTGCCGCTATAGCCCGAGATACCAGGCGTATAGCTGCGAATGTTTTCGCTCAAAGTGGTGGTTTCGAGCGTTTCAAGATTGGCGGACAGCGAAAAGTTCACGACCTTGGCAAGGGTCGTTCCAGCAAGCTGCATCACGCCATCTCTGCCGGAGTAAACCTTTGCCATTACGCTACCGCTCGCAATGACACTGTAACGCTGCTAATACCCGGACGCACTGCCTGCACCTGCGGCTCAGCGTCATAACGCCACTTCGTACCTGATGGTGCGTCCAAAGTTGATGTCGTTCCAGACCAGCCTTCAAATACTTCAGACGGCAACGTAAATGTACGGAACGTGCCGAGCTGATCGCTGTAATCGTCCAAAAACGATTCAGCATTGGCGTCGGTCACGTTGGCATAAGACAAACTCAACGTGGCATTGACACGCCGTGATCCATACAAGATCCGAACTTCCGCGCCAGATTGCGAATTGAACCGCTGGCTTGGAAAGTCTCCTGGCGTGAACTGACGGCCTGTTGGCGTCAACGACGGAAAAGCCATCACTCAAGCACCGTAAAGTTGGATTCGGTCAGCACGTCCTTAGCCACGATGCTAACGCCAGACGCATCCGTGGGCACCTCAACAGCACTGATGGACACCAGGCCGTCCTCCTCCAAATTCAAAGATTCGATCTGGTAAACGCTGTAGTCCGTACTGCCGCTGAGCAACGTAAACAACGAACCGTGGTACTGAGAATCACTGACCGTGTTATCGGCAACGGTAATGATCGTTTCGACCACCTCTTCTGTTGTTGGGTTGTATAGCAAAGCGTCATACTCGCCGTCTTCAATACTGGTGATGCTGACCAACGTTCCAGCATCAGTGATCGAGCCGTTTGCAGTTGAGCTGTAGGTGCTTGCTTCTGTAATCACCCGGATATAAGAGCCAGGCTGAACACCCAAAGCGTCAGGCACCGTTTTGAAGCTGACAGTCTTGGTAACGCGACGGCGCACGCTCAATAAGAAACGAGCTGTACGCAAAGCCTGCTCACGGTTTGTGCAGAACTCGCTCAAATCAAACGACTGCTCTGTTGTGTTCCTTTCATTTACACCAAAGTCTGACCAGTGCATCAACGCTGATGCTTGGTACGGCAAGTCGTTATTTACGGTGACGCGCCAAGTGACAAGCGCTCGAATGTTTGAGCGTTGCGAAACGTCGATGTATTGCAGCTGCAGAGAGTTCTCAATGATGTTGCCTGCAGTGAAAATCTGTTCAACCGTGATCGGCTGCAAGCTGATCGCATCGTTTGAATCAACCGGCAATGCGGGAATCATCCCGAACCGACCGTTTTTAATCGTGAACGAACAAAGCTGCAGTGGCGCATTGTCGTAGATAAACGTGCGGAAGCTTTCGCTATCTTCAATAACGCCGTCATAAAAGATCTTGTTTGCCCTTAAGAACCTTGCAGTGGCACGCAAAGAGTCCTCGTCTACCAATTCAGCAGGCACAACATTGCCAACGCCTTGACTGGTGTTTTTTAACAAGTAGAAAACAAGGTCAGCAAACAAGTTGCTTGGAGCATTGTCACCTTCAATCAGGCGAGTAACAGGAATGCCCGTTCCAGACCATATCCGCAGTTGCTCGACACCAGAAATCTCTCCGGTGGACTTAAGAGTAAGCCCGATGGTAGACATGTCGTCATACTGGGCCAGGCTTTCATTGGAAATGTATTCATTAACGTAGACGATTTCATGCTCTGGCCCAGACTCGTTTGACTTTGTTAGCTGTGTGTAGTGGCTGCAGTCTGAAACCTGTGAAGCCTGCTCAAAAACTCGTTCACCGCTTTTAACTCCATCAGCAGTACCAATAGTTGTGACACTTGCAACTGAAAACGCAAAGCCAACGCTGCTGTAGCCTTCGCCGATCGAAGCAGCATAATTACTAAACTGATTATTCACATTGGCAGTAATAGTGAAAGCGTGACCTTCTTCCCAATTACCAGTTGCTTCAGTCGTTCCAAACTGAACGTTCGACCACTTTGCACTACTGCCGCCGTTAGCGGCTAGATACCTAGGTCCTATCGTTTGGCCCAAAACGCCCTGCACAGATGTCGCGGTAATCGTGACGGTGATATACCTGTTGCCGTTTTCTTTGTAATGGCGATGGCTGACAGTCTTCGTCTGTCCTGGCGAATCCTTTGCGCTTCCAAGAAAATGCGTGAGCCAAGCGTTTTTAATTTGTTGAATACTTCCCGTATTTGAGGCAACGTCGTAATTGCTAATTGTTGCCGGAATAGTCGTTGGCGTAGACTTTGCAACTGATTTTCCAGGTTGTGTAAATAACTCGTCGTTAGTTAAAATTTCTGCAATAGTAGTTCTTTTGCCCTGAACAGTGACTCTAAAACTTCCATACGGCGTTTCAAGGTCTACACCAATAGTGCCGGCCTGTGCGAGTGTGTAAGGAACCCCTTGCGAGGACTGGAGAACAATAACTTCATTTTCATCAATGCTATTGATTGCAATATCCGAACCAGTGCGCGGAATTAGTCGGTATTCATAGTATTTTTGACCATTAAATCCTTCCTGAATTCTAGGTCGAATCCTCAGATAGTTGTTTTGTGCGACTGGTGCGCTGCCTTGAACACAGAACACTTGCGGCATTCGCTTGAATGGAGGTTGTGGCTGCCCGTACTCCGCGACAGGACGAACCCAAATCGAAAAACATGACGACCGCTGGAAATACTTATCCATGCGACCAGTGGTCAGAGTAATGTCTTTCTTATCAAGCCTGAATAACTTTCTAGGAGAAGGCAGAGAATTAAAGTTGCACAATCCTGCAGCTCTATTGAAAACTTGGCTGCGAATACCAAGCTCAATCACTTCAGCGTCTCGTCGGACAGGACGAATCGTCGCGATATTTAACTGACAGACATTGTAATAAGCTGCGCCACAATGCTTGTTGGGATTAAAAACGTCACCCTCATAACCACCGAGAGGCTCTCTTACTGTTCGCGTTCCGGCGATACCAATCTCAGGCACACCAAGAATCGCCACACATTTCATATGTACGTGTAAACGATTTTCGCCATCTTTATGCTCAACCCGATCTTTGACAATCCAAGTGCTAGCCCCAACGATCCACCTAGACCCAATCACCATCAGGTCCGATGCTCGTTGCCGCCAAGAATTTGCTTCGTTGACAAGGTCCGTAAGATTAACCTCGGTGTCTTCAAAACCACGTTCATCATCGTTTTTTGCCAAGTCTTCCCATTTTTTGTTTTCAAAATCAATTTCAAAAACAGCCTCATCGCCTTCGCTGACGGTAACTGTGGTTTTGTTTTTTATATCTTGCCCATTGTTGGTCCCGCTGTGACGAATAAATCCCATATGACGCGAATAAGCTCTACCAACACCCGGTTGGCCGGCTTCTTCGTTTTCAATATGCAGAACATCTGCAAGACTGCCAGCAATTTTGCGACGTTTAGCCTGAATTTCTTTTCTGGCTTCACTATTGTCAGACCCTTCAGTGGCTGAAAACGGTGCGCTGACAATCTCCCAGTTGAAGCGGTAAGCCGAACCATTATGGATTGGCGTTGCAGTGCCGAATGTTGTGTCACCGCTTGGCACGTATGACATTGAAAAACCGTTACTGAACTGCCCATCTTCAGTAGGTGCAGTAAACACCTGCCTGCCGACTGTGCCGGTCGCACCAGGTCCTTCCGTTCCAAGCAACACCGGTGAGGCTGGACGATTATTGCCTTTCTTGGAAGACCAATACAAGCCAAAATCACGACTGCCCAACGCACTCAATGACTGCGTGCCAAGCAGAACTCCTCCAAGTTCAGGCGCATCTACCCCAAACTCACCTGCAACGTAAACGCCTTCATACGCTTGATATGCGCCGTATGCGTACAAGCGAGACCACACCAGTGCTGGCACAAAAACAAGTCCGCCAGTCAATACACCATCCGCTCCGGTGCCCCGCTTGCCGAACGGGATTGGAATCGGTTGGTTTAGTTCAGCAAGGCTTGGCGTATTGTCAAAACTGGTGGCTTGGTTGAAACGGCTAGGACCAATTTGATTTTTAAGTTTTTTGTTTTTGATCTTGCTGTCTTCAAGCGATGGCACTTTTGGCGCCAACAAAAGGCTGACTGCCGTAAGGGCAAGACCAACGGCAAGATTTGTAAGAAATATCTGAGTAAAAGTTTTTGCAGCGACAGCAGCAGCAGGGGCTGCAGCCTGTATGTCTGGAATGCCTGCATACTCAGCCGGACGCACATACGCCCTCTGCATTGCATAGCGTACAAACTTTCTATAGTCTTCTTCGCTGCAACCAAGTGCAGCAATTAGCGATTTTTCGTACGGTAAGAGCGGCGGATCATAAAGCTGCCCACCGGTTTCCAATCCACTGCGGAAATCAAGGGATTGATGAAGAGGACGCCACTCTGCCATAAGACTCCGAAGGCCAGCGGCCTAACGTCCAGCAATGCTATGTCGCCATCATA